AAAAAAACCCCCGATGTTTAGTCGGGGGTAATAGGGAGTTCTCAAGAAAAGAGAAGCAAACTGCAACAGGAGAATGTCGCGGCGCCAGTATATTACAGAATTCTCCAAAAGCGCATACCTAACTTCCCGCTTTCTATACGCTCGTAGCCTTTAAGCGTTAAATTTTTATAATCTGCAATCTTTTGCACTTGTTTACTCAAGATTGGTAAGTTAACAGCGGGTACAAAAAACGACATCCCTATATCTAGGGAGTCCCAATTTATGCCAATAACCACACCGTCAGGGCAGACTTGCCCTTCACGCATCACCTTCAAGAACGGCTTTGTGACCTGCGGCGGCTGCGATTTCTTCTTCAACGTCGTCATCTAAAAAGTCCTTGCAGTTAATCCATAGCACGTCTAGGGACGGCAGATTCATACGGGTACCTTTGCCCATACGCTTCTTCTCTATCTTTGATTTAGAACGTCCACGTTTTAGTGCATCGACAAAGCCTTCGTAGTTGACCTGCTTCTTCACGCACCAATCCCTGAGCGGACTAAGGTAGATATATAGCATCTTTATGTCGTATTCGTAGCGTGCCATGTACGACACTCTCGGCGTAGCATCCGGAATAATCAAATGGTCTGCATCATCACGCTTCAATGTGCGGGAATCGTCTGTGCTCTTAATACGCAAAATGTTGTTGTAGTTCTCAGCCAAAAAGTTAGTGAGCGTTGTCTCGGCGTCGACGTCCATAGATTTAACTTGATCTTGCACCCCGCTAACTACACCCTTGAGCCAAGTGACCACAGCCTTGAGGTCATAGTCCACTAATCCAGCCCGCTTTGCCGCCATCAATCCCATGATGCCATCTGCCGCTAAGACCGAATGAAACCGAGCGTCAGGCCCAAACCCACACATCTGATCTAGTTTGTGTTGGGTAGATTTGTACAAAGCCTTAATACCGGCAATGTCCTGCATCACGTACTGCATGTATGGCAGATATGCGTGCCCGTAGTTGTTTAGAAGTGCGTCACTTAATATGTCAGTATCGACCTTGTTGAGTCCGGGGACGGGTTTGGCACGTACCTCTAACAAACGCATGGCTTCACCTTTAGGCAGAGCCTTGTAGGTTCCCATCTTCTCCATCATGGATGAGTTGCCTGTACTAACTGCCGCTTGTTTCCATGGCTCGCCCCGGATTCGCTCTGAGTTGGAGTTCGGCCCCATGCGATTGCGTTGCATACCTGATGTGTACTGGTACAGAAAGTCGCTCAACTCCTTGGCGGTAGAGTTGGTCATCTCGTCCATAGGTAGGAAGATGTTGTTGTAGAGTTCCGCACGGTTCATCTTGGATGCCATAGTGTCGGATTCTTTAAGCACAATCTTGGTCGGGTCGCCCCAAATACTAGCCCCCGCATACAACGCAGTTGTCTTGCCGATTCCTGAGTCCGGACTGAATATGTGCATCAACGCCCCATTTACAGGGGTGAAGTCGGTAAAGATAGAGCCAAAAGATAGTCCGATTACAAACTGGTGCATCTCCATTCCGGGGCGGTTGTAGAAGTTCATGGCTTCTTTCCATGCCTCTAGCGTTCCTTTGGGTTGAAATGCGTGAAACAGATGTGCTGTAGCTGATGAGGGTGGATTGTGGTCTACCCGATCTGCACGAATTTCTTTATCCCCTAGCACGAATGCTTCGTGCTTATCATCTATCCAACCAAATTGTCTGTGAGCCGTGTCCGCTCTTGCGTTAAATTGCATGTGGTTTACCCATGTTGTTATGTATGACATTAGTTCGTCGGTTCTAATCATCGCCACGCCGTTGGATGACATATGCTTACGCAGTTCATCCTTAGAGGTAGCAGACGCAAGAGGTATCGTAAATTCCCGCACCCCGTCACGAGGAAGATGTAGCCTTACGACTACCGCCTCACCCACAGCAGAGTCCAGTAACCTACGAGTTACGTACATATCGTTGTGATAGATCATCACTTCGATCTCGTCTTCTTGCTTGATAACCCGCTTAAAGATACCTCCGTTCTTCCCCCTGAAATAAGGTTCGGGATACTTCGGTATAACGTATGTTTGTGTGTGCCCTTGATTCACATTCGCCGGGGCATCTTCTACGATGTTATCTTCCTCAGTTGCTTCTTGCACTTCTCGACCAAGCACAATCGGCGATTTGATTGAGCCTTTGCTTGGGCATCCGTCGCAACCTTTGGGGTTGTATTCTTCAAACTTAGCGCAGGTATAAGGGCCGCCCTTGATACCACGTACTTTCCTGTCAGCAAATTGTGGGCTGTACTCAGGGTGCCCACTAGAAATCTTGTCAATAGCCTTGTCTGCGTCTACGCAAAATTTAGCGATAGATAAGCCTGCTCTCCACATCGGTTCCGACATGGTTGCTTGGTTCTCGTAAATATATCCTAGTTGTTGGCATCCTTCTCCCTTCACAGTTCTAATCATGATGGTCTTGAACCGATTTGTGTAGTTCCCAAGGATTGCCTTGGTTACTTCGTCCATCTCTCCACGTGGGATGTAGGGCCGCCGCTCAATGAGTGGGTCACCAATAACATCTTTTAGTGTGTCAAGCTCATACGGTACGGAACCCTGGCCTAGTAAACTGACAGGGCGTGCCACGTCGTTTTTGTAGTTTAGAGTCCCCGGAACCCGTAAGATTCGTACCGCATCCGCCGTTACTACGTGGTCAATGTGCAGGTCATGGTCGTCACACATACTCTTTAACTTCTCAGCCAAAGGCAACCATGTTTCACGTGAAACGGGTTCAGTAAATGTCCAATAGACATGCACACCCCCACCGGAGTTAACCAGCGTAGGTTTCGGCATCTTGGTCGCCTTGCAGAACTGCTTTAGGGCAGTGATAGCTTCGGCTTGTGTCGCGTATGGTTTATCTTCTCCGCAGTCTATGTCTAGGAACAACGATTTCAGTTGTTTGACGTTAGGTGCTTTGCGTGACTTGCCATCCTTGAATGTTGCTAATGCGTAGTACGCATCGTATCCCTCGTTTTTCAAATTCTCGGCTACTGCTACTGCGTCTTCCACTGTGCGGAAGAACTTTTGTACAGGCTTGTCTGACCCATTTTTTAGCCCAACTATGCAGTAGTATCCGTCGTCCCCGAGGACTTGCTGTAAAAATTCTAAATTGTCCATAGCCACCCATTGTTAGGTGGGGGTACTCGCTACTTCCGGCAGTCAGGAGTCCAATCTAGACTTGCCAGCATCCGCTTTCCCCCCGAAACCATTAATTAAGCATCGTCCCATTCGCCAACCAAGTCTTCTAACTTGGGTTCATTGGCTACGGGTGCTTTCTTGGGTGCGGCTTTCTTTGGTTCATCAACTTCCTCAGCTTCTACCTTTGCGGGCTTGGCTTTAGGGGCTTCTTGCGCTTCTGCTTCGGGTGCAAACAAGGAGGGTTTTGGCCTGTCCTTGACACCATCGGTTTGTGCAACAGTCATTGTGATTGCGCTGACTGCTTCGGGTGAGTCCTTGAGTTGTTGGACTGTGTTGAACTCTTCCTCGGTCACGGGGCGCACAGGCTTGAACACCAATTTAGGTGTAGGGCTTGCAGTATCGAAACGCATCTCGGTCACAACACCAGTAATAGGTGTGCCGTGGTTCTTCAAATGGCGAGCATAGGCTTGCAAGGGTAACTTGCCCTTCTCACCATCACCAAACACAGATGTTGGGGGCAACACTAGTTGGTAGACTTCTTGTTTTTCCACTTCACCATCAAGCACGACGGCTAAACGCTGTTGGTAACGGCATGCACGGCTGTCGCCTTGACCAGAACCCTTGATGTTTTGTGGGCAACTCAAACAAGTAGCTGACTGCTTGTTCTCTTCCTTGACCTTTACATCGGGACGTTGGCTATCTGCTGACCAACATGTTGGGGATACGGCTTCACCTTCGCTATAAGTTCCTGCGTAGTAGATACGGGAAACTTTCGGCGCGGCTTTGATGATGACAACATTCATCGCACGCTCTTCTGACACGCGGTATTCTTTACCGCCAATGAACTCACGAAATACTCCGCCCTTGATACTGATACGACGTGAACCTAAGCTCTCTCCAGCTAGGGCATTCGTTGCATCATCTGCGTTTGCGTTCTTGAGGTATGCGGGTAGTCCGCCTTTGAAAAGTGCTAAATCACTCATTTCTACATTCTCCTTAAATATCATCGTTGGGGTTAAAGTTTAAAGTCATTTGAGTAGAACCCTGTGGGGGTTTTACCGTAAGACTTCCGTCTGCTTCTTCTCTCACAAGCGTTCCGCCGTTTAGGACTCGCATCGCCTCTTCCACTTCGCTAATCTTGAAACGGTAGACACCGCCAATCTTTAATGAGGGGATTAGGTCTTGCCGAATCCATGCGCGGACAGTCGATATGGACACCGCAAAATGCTTTGCCACACTTTCTATCGGAACGAAAGATTCATCAACCATTTTTACTCCTTTTTATGGTCACGGAATATTCCGCATTCGCGTTAAGCCCCGGCGGAAGCACGTCGGGGTGTTCTTCTAAAAATGCCTTCATATTGGTTTGGTGAAGTCGCTTCTCCAATAGTTCCGGCACACCATGTTCAAGTATGAATTTGCCCATGGATTCCCAGTCGTTCGTTGAGTACGTCGTCCTTACGGTGCGATACACAACTCCGGCTTCGGTTCGCAGACTCTCAGCGCCAATGACTTTCATGTGGTCAAGAATCGCTGTCTTGACTGTCTTCATGCCGTCTTCAACCTTGGCGATTTCCGCTTCTAGTTGATGGGTGAGTTCTGCTTTTTTGTCCCGCATCTTGATATAGACACGGGTAAGTTTTTCTAAAGGCACTTCTGCCTGTACTGTAGCTTCTTCCATTTACATTCTCCTGTTTTAAAAATACGATAGCGGTTTGTTGTTCTCACTATCTTCCCTCTACTCTACTATCAAATTCTACCTTAGTCAAGTAAATTCTTGTAAAGTTCAACTAACTTTACATGATTGTCAATACGGTTGTCAAGCATTTTGTATAGGTGTTTCTCCGCATTTGAACCCTGTAATCGCACAATCGTGACCGGATGGCGTTGCCCCGCCCTATGCGCTCTTGCATTGGCTTGGGCATAAATTTCTAGGCTTGGGGTCGGCCCCCACCAAACAACCGTATCAGCCGCCGTCAAGGTCACGCCATGAGCCGCCGCTTGTGGTTGGATTATCAAAATCCTTGGGTCACTGGTATCTTGGAAATTCCTAAATATTTCAGCGCGTTTGTGGGCAGGCACGTCACCATTGATGATCTCGGTTGAGAACCCGTCTGCTTCTAGCTTTTGGCTGAGAATCCGGATCGTATTTTTAAATGGTACAAAG